CACATAAAGAGAATCAGCCAGGGCAAGGCGATAGAATGGACGGAACAAGTCCAAAAGCATACGCAGATATGAATGAGGCAGTAACAGATCTATTTGCACAGTACAAAAGGTTTGTCAAAGAAAATTGATAAGTTTTACCTTTACCAAATAGACCCTTCGGGGTCTATTTTTTTCATTAAATAAATGCATGGCATATACAGATAACAAACTAGTCAAAACTGCGTACAGTGCTAACAAGTACACCGAAAAAGACATCGAAGACCTATTAAAATGCACGGATCCAAATAGCGGTCCGCAGTATTTCCTTGACAACTTTTTTTATATCCAACATCCTGTTAAGGGCAAATTAAAATACGAACCGTTTGAATATCAACGTAGGCTAATCGACAGCTATCACGGAAATAGATTTAATGTAAATTTATTACCTCGTCAAACAGGTAAAACAACAACAGCGTCCGGCTATCTATTGTGGTATGCTATGTTTATTCCTGACTCTACAGTGCTGGTTGCGGCGCACAAGTTTGCAGGGGCTCAAGAAATTATGTCGCGTATTCGATATGCCTACGAATTATGCCCTGATCATATACGCTGTGGTGTAAAAAGTTATAACAAACAAAGCATAGAATTTGACAACGGGTCTCGTATTATTGCACAGACAACAACTGAAACAACAGGTCGAGGTTTGTCTCTATCATTATTATACGCCGACGAGTTTGCGTTCGTTGAACCAAACATTGCTGTTGAATTCTGGACATCTATTTCGCCTACACTAGCAACAGGTGGTAAAGCTATTATTACCAGCACCCCAAACAGTGACGAAGACCAATTTGCCAACATATGGAAAGAAGCAAATTCTAAATTTGACGAGTTTGGCAACGAACAAAAATTAGGACGCAATGGATTCTTTCCATTTAGAGCATACTGGAATGAACATCCAGATCGTGATGAAAATTGGGCAAATGAAGAACGAAGCCGTATTGGAGAAGAACGATTCCGACGAGAGCACGATTGTGAATTCTTGGTATTTGATGAAACATTGATCAACAGTATTTGTCTTGCAGGCTTAGAAGGCGATGAACCTTACATGAAGATGGGGCAAGCACGTTGGTACAAGAAGATTGATCCTATGAGTACATACTTACTAGCATTAGATCCTAGCCTAGGTACAGGGGGAGACCCAGCCGCCATTCAAATATTAGAAATTCCTAGTTTTGAGCAGGTAGGAGAATGGCAGCACAATCTAACCACAATTCAAGGCCAGGTACGTATTCTGCGAGATTTGTGCAATTTTATCAATGACGAATGTGCCGGTAAAGGTATGCAATCTAGCATATATTATTCAGTTGAAAACAATAATATTGGTGAGGCTGCACTAGTTGCCATTGAAGAAATAGGCGAAGAAAGCATATCAGGGTTGTTCCTTAGTGAACCAATTAAGAAAGGGCATGTACGTAGATTCCGCAAAGGATTTAACACTACAAACTCAAGTAAAATTAATGCCTGTGCTAAATTAAAACATCTAGTAGAAAGCAAAAGATTCCGTGTTCGAAGTAAACCTTTGATAAGTGAGCTTAAAGGATACATTGCAAAAGGTGTTAGTTTTGAAGCTAAAGTAGGACTGCATGATGACCTAGTTAGTGCTACATTGCTGGTTATACGCATGGCGTTAATGTTACAAGAATGGGATCCTGCTATCTACGATAAAATGCGAGAATCTCGAGAGGACGAGTTTATTATGCCCATGCCTATATACATCAGCAATTATTAATAAATAACTGATATGAAAGCTATTCAATTAATCTCTCAAGATCTGTTCGACAAAGTCCGCAGCCGTTTTACCAATTTAGAAATGGGTGACGAAACAGGAGCAGTTACCATTGACCCTGCAGAAGCACGTTTCTTTGATTTTGACTTTGTTAACGAGGGTGTAAATTTAGGTCGTGTTAGCATTAGCTTAAACGATCTAGGTAGCTTAAAGATTTACTACAGTCAAGGTATTACAGAAAATCAAGACGACCCTAGCAAACAAGTTTGGTACGGTTTCTTAAAAGAAATGCGTATGTTTGCCATGCGTAGATTACTACGTTTTGACACTCGCGATATTGCTAAAACAAATCTTGACAGAAATGATTTTCAACATCTTGCTGCCACGCAAGCCCCTAAGGAAGAAGACCCTACTATGAACATGACCGAATCACGTTGGAACCAAAAGAGTTCTAAAAAAACCAGCCGCGCAGTTAAAGGTGCAACAGAAGTTATTGTAAGACATCATAAAGCAGTTGATGAAATGTATGCAGGCTCTCGCAGTCAACGAAATAACATCAGGGCAATTTACATTCAAAACAAAGACGGGGAAAGATTTAAATATCCGTTCATTCATCCAGCAGGCGCATTTGCCATGGCTCAACACGTTGACCACGGTGGTGTTCCGCACGACCCAGCTGGCAAGGCTATCGTTCGTATGAGTGAACAGATTGCTCAACTACAAGAATTCCAAAGACAAGTACAACATACAAGTTTACATGATGATGCTATGGGAATTACAGAAAGGGCCGTAGGCCGATTAAATGAACTAAAAGCAACTATCGAAGCACTAAGCAAGCGTCATCATTATGAATCATGGGTGGGCGAATTAGCAGGTGTAGACCAAGGCGATGACCTAATGGAACTAGATCCTGTGACCATGGAAACTTATAAGGCAAAATTTACAGAAACAAATTTCAAAGAAGATCTAGCAAGTTTCTTTCCATTGATTCACAGGATTATGCAAGAAACAAATACTGTAGACTTAGAAGAATACGTAAGTGAAGAAACAGACATTTGTCCAGATTGCAAAGAAGATCCTTGTGTATGTGGAACTAATGTTAAAGAAAACGCATTTAGCAAATTTGAAGAATGGGCAGAAGCCACGGAACAAGGCCAATTAACAGACGACGAAATTGAAGCACTAAAACAAGCAATGAACGAACTGCCCAACGGCGAATTAGAATTGGGTCCAGATGGTCAAACAGCATGGCAATTTTTCAGCGGCTTGGGTCTAACTGATTCTGATCTAGAAGATAAATTTAAATCAGCATCTGAATTAGATCCATCTGCTGATCCTATGGAAGTTTTAAAAATGTGGGCTCAAGAAAGCTACCCTGAACTATTAGTAGCACTAGGTCTAACAGGCTCAGGCCAAGAAGAACCATCGGCAGAAATGCCACCGGCTGCGCCTGCTCCAGTAGCTCCTCCTGCAGAACCCCCAGTAGCAGAAGGCAAAGAAGGCAATATGGTACAAGAAGTTGCCAAGATTGTTAAGAGTTTTTACAATCGTGACAACCCAGAAGTTGGTCCATTCCGCGGTGGAGAAGGTATCACACTCGACGTAAAAAAACAAATTGCAGAAAAATTTGGAGAAGAAGCTGGTGAACAAGCTGCCCAAATGGCAGAACAATTTATAAACAAATTAACACAAGAATGGCAACAGCGTCATGGACAAGTAGGTAATGTAGAACCAACTGACGGACTAGCAAGATTAAAAGAATTATTGGGCAACGTTAAACAAAAAGTAGAAAGCATTAGCCCGGATAAAGAAGACCCCCCATTTGATCCAGACCCTCCTAGAGATGGTGAAAGAAAAGATCAATTTGGAAATCCTATCAAACACGTAGCAAAACACTTGGCCAAGCAAGGTATGAAACAAGTCCAAGGTGACGGCAGAGAATTAGCCAGACTAAAAGAATTACTAGGCAACGTCAAAGAAAAAGTAGAAAGCATTGGATCACAAGAAGAAGCATATAACCCCAATAGTGTTGATGCACAACACCGTCGCGATTTAGAAGCATCACATGAAAAACATTTAAAAGACAAAGCCGCCAGCGGCGATCAAAATGCTCAAGCACGATTAGATGCATTAGCACAGAAAAAAGAACGAATGAGAAATGACTACAATGATCGCATGGAACGTGAAAGCGTAAACAAGAGCCAAATCCCTGCATACAAGCGCAAAGAACAGGGCGGCGACTGGAAAGTGTCTACCAAAGATTTAGAAAAAGAAAAAACCAATAGCCCAACAAGCTCAGCAGGATTAGCACGTAAGAAAGCGGAATTAGGTATAAGTGAAGAACTAGCCGCAATTATGAAATTATCCGGAATGGCAAAATAAATCAAAATATACCAATAAAACTCTTGACAGGATAAATAAAACTGTGTATAGTTAACGCTATGCACAGTTTTTCTTTTAGTCAGTTGGCTTTAAGAAAGCGGCACATAAAACTTTATTAAGGAAACATTATTATGGCAACGTTAGCAGAAATTCGCGCAAAACTTCAACAGAGCGCACAAAATACCGGCGGACAATCCGGCGGCGACAACGCAATATTTCCACACTGGAACATCGCAGAGAACACAAACGTGACAGTTCGTTTCTTGCCCGATGGCGACACAAACAACACTTTTTTCTGGTTAGAGAGAGCAATGATTAAATTGCCTTTTGCTGGGATTAAAGGTGAAACAAATTCTAAGCCCGTGACTGTGCAAGTCCCCTGTATGGAAATGTGGGGCGAGACTTGTCCAGTTCTTACTGAGGTTCGTCCTTGGTTCAAAGACAAGAGTTTGGAAGACATGGGTCGTAAGTACTGGAAGAAAAAGAGTTATCTGTTCCAAGGATTTGTTGTTGACAGCAAGTTCAAGGAAGACCGTACTCCGGAGAATCCAATTCGTCGATTCATCATTGGTAGCCAGATTTTTAACATTGTTAAGAACGCACTAATGGATGCAGAGATCGAAGAATTGCCAACAGACTACGTTCGTGGTTTGGATTTTAAGATTGCGAAAACTAGCAAAGGTGGTTATGCTGACTACTCTACTTCTACTTGGGCTCGTCGTGAACGTGCTTTGAGCGAAGAAGAAAATGCGGCTATTGCACAACACGGTTTGTTCAAACTATCTGACTTCTTGCCTAAGAAGCCCGGTGCAGTCGAACTAAAAGTTATTGCAGAAATGTTTGCGGCATCTGTTGATGGCGAAGCATATGATCCAGCTCGTTGGAGCCAATACTTTAAGCCGGCAGGCTTCGGCGGCCGTGATGAAGCCAGTGGCTCTCCAACTCCTGCTCCTACTCCGGCACCTAAGGCAGCACCTGCACCAGTAGCTGAAGAAGTTGCACCTTGGGAAGAAGAAGTTGCAACTGCTGAGAAATCATTCTCAGCGCCTGCTCCAAAAGCAGTAAGCGCCGGCGGTGAGGCATCTAGCAGAGCAGCCGATATTATTGCGATGATACGTAATCGCCAAAGTACTTAATTAGGAGATAGATATGGGAAAGGCCTTCGATATTTCGAAGTTCCGTAAGTCTATTACTAAAAGTATTGATGGCTTGGGAATTGGGTTTAACGACCCTACCGATTGGATTTCAACCGGTAACTACGCCCTAAACTATCTTATCTCGGGGGACTTCTTTAAGGGAGTCCCTTTGGGTAAGGTAACTGTATTTGCTGGTGAATCTGGTGCAGGTAAATCTTATATCTGCTCTGGAAACATTATTAAGGCAGCACAGGAACAGGGCATTTATGTTATTCTTGTCGACAGCGAAAACGCTCTTGATGAGAAATGGCTCCTAGACTTAGGAGTAGATACTAGCGATAATAAGTTGTTAAAACTTAACATGGCCATGATTGACGATGTAGCTAAGACTATTAGTGAATTCATGAAAGAGTACAAGGTTATGCCTGACAGCGAGCGTCCTAAGGTGTTATTTGTTATTGACAGTTTAGGCATGTTGTTGACTCCTACCGACGTTAATCAGTTTGAAGCAGGTGAAATGAAAGGTGATATGGGCCGTAAGCCTAAAGCACTTACAAGTCTTGTTCGTAACTGTGTTAACATGTTTGGATCATGGAATGTAGGTATGGTTTGTACAAATCACACTTATGCGTCACAGGACATGTTTGATCCAGATGACAAGATCAGTGGCGGCCAGGGTTTCATTTATGCGAGCTCCATTGTCGTTGCTATGCGTAAATTAAAATTAAAAACTGATGCAGATGGTAATAAGACTACAACTGTTAACGGTATCCGTTCAGCTTGTAAGATTATGAAAACACGTTATTCTAAGCCATTTGAATCAGTGCAAGTTGAGATTCCCTACACAACAGGCATGAGCCCACATAGCGGATTGGTTGATTTGTTCGAAGCCAAGGGTATGTTGAAAAAAGAAGGCAATAGTCTTGTTTATACAACGGCAGAAGGTGAAATAATCAAACAATTCCGTAAAGCATGGGATCGTAATGAAAAAGAAGGTTTGTCTATCATGATGGAAGAAATTTCCAAGAATGGTATGAAAACTGAAGCAACATTAGTAATAGAAGACACCGAGGAGGCATGATGGAAGAAGATTTAATCATAGAAGTATGGGATACATTCAGAGAATATGTCTCTGATAAAAACAAAGAAGTTGCCGCAAATCAATATATTGATTTTTTAATAGGCAAAGATGTTGAATTGTCAGTCCTTCAAAGTTTGATAGGATATGACACCTATCTTGACAATGCAATCCAACTAGTTGTAGATGAAAATAAAGACGACGAGGACGAGATTGACGAAGAAGATTACGACTACGGCGAAGATCTGGACTGAGTATGTCATGGTACTCTAAAGTAAGCAAAGACATATCGTTCCTTCCTGACTGTATAGAGCACTTTTACAAAGAACTAGATTCTGCAAGGTATGAGGTTAAAATACACGGCAACGTGGAAAAAGCCTCAGCCCATTTACCGGGTATTGTTGAACAACGATTCAATCAGCTTCAAGAAATTGAAGCTGTTCTTGAATATTTGAATATCGAACTAAGACGTACCCGCAGTAAAGCATTCAAGAAATACCTAGAAAGCTATCAAAGGGCATTGAGCAGTCGAGACGTTGAAAAGTATGTCGATGGTGAAGCAGATGTAGTTGATATGGAAAAGATTATCAACGAATTTGCTCTGCTACGTAATCAATGGTTGGGTATTGTCAAGGCGTTGGATATAAAACAATGGCAACTGAGTAATATCATCAAACTTCGAACCGCCGGACTAGAAGACGTAGTACTGTAAACAAAAAGGAGACTTGCTCTCCTTTTTATTTTGTGTTATAATAACTTTATGTATATTGAAGACCTAATTATTGCCCTGGCTATTAGCCGCAATGTGTCAATGAATCCATATGATTCAAAATTGATATACAGTTTTCACGATCAAATATCACGTGGATCCGGATTTACAGAAAAACAAGAATTATTGTCTGTAAAAATTCTCAAAAGACAGGTATCAAAGTTAAATTCTATTTTTGGCAAAGATATTTTGCCATTTTTGGAAAATCCTGGATTCAGACTAGCTCGCAGGTTAGTGTCCTCATTCAAGCGCATCAGCGTACTAGAGCATCCTAACTTTGGAAAGACTATCAAAGTTGAATTTCCATTCAATGAATCCTTGTTGACAAGAATTAGAGAAGAAAAACCTAAACTAAACATGGCACAATGGGATGCAGAACAAAAATCCTGGATTTTTTCATTAGATGAGCGGTCATTGACATTTTTAGGTCGTGTTGCCATTGAAGAAAATTTTATAGTTGACGAAGAATTTGAAAATTATCAAAATCAAATTAGAGAAATTGAAGGTACTATTGAGCAGTACATTCCTATGTTATCATTTAATGACAAAAATCTGAAATTTTTGAATATTTCTGAAAAAATAGCTCAACCTACCAATACGAACATTATTGAAAATTTGTTCATGGCAAGAAAATTGGGAATTTTTACCTGGGACGAGACCATTGAAGAAACTGATGAGTGGAAAAATGCCGACCTGGCAGTTAGAAAATTCTTACAAACAGATCCCGGAGAAACTATTTCAATAAATTCGGAAGAAAATGGTATTTTTCCTCTCAACGATATTGTAAAATATATGTCACCAACATTATTTGTAATACCAGGTGGTAGTGAAATGGAAAAATTAGAAAAATCTTTAAACTTTTTAAAAGCCAATGACATTACCAACGAAGAAATTAGTGTGCTGTTTAGACTACCCAGCGAAACTGGTGAAAAATTCAATAATTTTGTGAGAGAAGAGAAGTTAAACTCTAGTATCAGTGAAAAAACTAAAGCAGTGTTTATTAGTAGTAAGGTTCCTAAAACAATCCTTGACAAAAAAATAAAATTTAATTGTGTAGTAAATTTTAACTTTTATAATATTCATTATTCTATCAAAAATTTACTAAATTGGCACCATAACGTGATCCATATGTTAGACAACAACAAAACAAGGACCTTAGATTTTGGCATCATGTAAAATTATTATCAAGGATGAAGTAAATGTTAAGATTGAAAATTTAGATCTTGATGCACGTAAGGCCTTGGTCAAAAAATTCAAGTATGAAGACCCCACCGCTCGGTTTAGACCAGCTTACAAACTAGGTCGATGGGATGGTAGTATCAGCTTCTTTGGCCTCGGCGGCACTACCTACATGAGTATGCTACCGCAGGTCCTTGAGTATCTTGAAGCAAAGAACTATTACATTGAATTGGAAGATCATCGACGCCCAACGGCACTAAGTTTCCCTGAAATTTCTGAGGAATTTTGGGGTGATCAAACGTGGCCCATAGGTCATCGATTTGCTGGAGAAAAGATTAGACTGCGTGATGACCAAGTTGAAGTTATCAATAAGTTTTTAGAAAACCCTCAGTGCATTCAAGAAATTGCCACTGGATTTGGCAAGACAATTACCACCGCAACTTTGGCAAAAATCTGTGAAAAATACGGAAGAACAATAACCATAGTTCCTAACAAGTCACTGGTTGAGCAAACCGAAGAAGACTTCCTTAACTGCGGTTTAGATGTAGGTGTGTACTACGGTGACAGAAAAAACCTAGACAAAACACATACTATTTGCACTTGGCAAAGTTTGAATATTTTAGACAAAGGTTCCAAGGAATTTGACGGTGAAGAACAACTGTTACGTCTAGCTGAATTGTTAGATGGAGTTAGTTGTGTCATGGTTGATGAGGTACATATGGCCAAGGCAGAAGTATTAAAGAATCTGTTAACACGCAATCTTTCTAACGCACCTATACGTTGGGGGTTGACTGGTACAGTACCAAAAGCAGACCACGAATTTCAAGCCCTACGTGCTAGTCTAGGGGAAGTTGTGCATCGTGTTAAAGCTCACGAACTTCAAGAAAAAGGTGTGCTCAGTGATTGCCACGTGACAGTAATTCAAACAGCAGAGTGGAAAGAGTTTGAAAGTTATGCAGGAGAATTAAAATACCTTGTCACTGACGAAACCCGTATGAATTGGATCAGCAACCTTATTAATGGTATTTCTGAAACAGGCAATACTCTAGTATTAGTTGACAGAATTGAGTCGGGTCAATTAATTATTAACAACATTCCAGACAGCGTGTTTGTCTCGGGCTCAATGAAAACTAAAGATAGAAAAGATGAGTATGACGAAATTAAAACTGCTACTAACAAGATTATTGTGGCGACTTACGGTGTGGCCGCTGTGGGTATTAATATCCCCCGTATTTTTAATATGGTTCTTTTGGAGCCCGGAAAGAGCTTTGTCCGAGTTATACAAAGCATTGGGCGAGGCATTAGAAAAGCAGACGACAAGGACTTCGTCCAGATCTGGGACCTTACGGCATCTACAAAGTACGCGAAGAGGCATCTTACAGAACGCAAGAAGTTTTATAAAGAAGCCAAGTATCCGTTTGAAATACAAAAAGTGAAATATCAATAATGCAAATTTTAACATTAGAAAACAAAACATTCTATTTGAATGACCTACCAGAGGAAGTAGATGAGGATTTAAGATTCTCAGTACTTGACAATAGTGATAATCAAAATCCTGATTATTTCTTCATTCCTCTTATCTTCCTTGAGAGTTTTACAGGACCAGCAGCCGTATTAAAGATTGGACCATACGACCTTACCATGCCATTAGATTGGTGTACTATAGTTGGTGATCCAGAAGGACCTGACATGGAAGTGCTGCCATTGACAAGTCTAAATGATCGTGGGTTTAAGACGTATTGTTTTAATCCTATCAGTGGATTTAGGCCGGAGTTTCATGAGATAGACATTATAGACATCT